AGGCATCGCACCAAAGTTTGTAAGTCCGGGGTTAGATGGTGTGCCAGACCGCATTGTACTTTTACCTATGGGAAGAATCGCCTTTGTTGAATTAAAGGCTCCAGGCAATAAGATGCGTCCGTTGCAATTAAGGCGAAAAAGACAACTGGAAGCGTTAGGATTTTTGGTTTACTGCGTTGATGGTGTAGAGCAGATTGGAGGGGTGCTTGATGAAATACAATCCTCATGAGTATCAGCGTTATGCAACGGATTTTATCTTGTCTCATCCAGTATCTGCAGTTCTACTTGAAATGGGTCTTGGTAAGAGTGTTATAAGCTTATCGGCTATATTTGATTTATGCCTTGATCGGTTTGAAATCAGAAAAGTATTAATCATCGCTCCATTAAGAGTGGCGAGAGATACTTGGCCTTCTGAAATTAAAAAGTGGGACCATCTAAAAGGCTTATCCTATTCTGTAGCTGTTGGAACTGAAAAAGAGAGAAAAGATGCCCTTATGAAAAGGGCCACACTTTATATCATCAATCGTGAAAATATAGATTGGCTTGTAAACAAAAGTGGCATCCCCTTTGACTTTGATATGGTGGTTATTGATGAGTTATCATCTTTCAAATCATACAGCGCTAAGCGCTTTAAAAGCCTTTTAAAAGTAAGGCCAGCAGTGAAAAGAATTGTAGGTCTGACGGGTACGCCTTCAAGTAACGGACTTATGGATCTTTGGGCACAGTTCCGTGTTCTTGATTTGGGACAGAGGCTTGGTAGGTACATAACCCACTACCGTAATACCTACTTCATACCGGATAAACGCAATGGTCAGATCGTCTTTTCATATAAATTGCAGCCAGGAGCTGAAGAAAAGATCTATAGTCAGATATCCGACATCACCATTTCTATGAAGTCCATTGATTATCTAAAAATGCCTGAATGCGTAATAAACTCAGTGCCTGTGTATTTAAATGAAAAAGAGCGGGCCATTTATTCTGGATTTAGAGATGATATGGTAGCAAGTTTAGGAGCAGAAGAAATCGATGCAGTAAATGCTGCAGTACTTTCAGGAAAACTCCTTCAGATGGCAAACGGTGCTGTCTATGACGAGAAGAACAATGCACATTTTATTCACGATAGAAAACTTGATGCCCTTGAAGATTTAATTGAAGGGGCCAACGGAAAACCAGTCCTTGTAGCCTATTGGTACAAACATGATCTGAAACGTATTCAGAAGAGATTTCCAGTAAGGCAGCTAAAGTCATCAAAGGATATTGAAGAGTGGAATGAAGGTGAAATTCCTGTAGCGGTGATCCACCCTGCAAGTGCTGGACATGGACTTAACCTTCAAAGTGGTGGTTCCACACTTGTTTGGTTTGGACTCACCTGGTCATTGGAACTCTATCAGCAAACCAATGCTCGCCTCTACAGACAAGGGCAAAAGGATACGGTTGTCATTCACCACATCATTACCAAGGACACCATAGATGAAGATGTGATGACAGCACTTACAAAAAAAGAAAAAACACAAGCATCTTTAATCGAGGCAGTAAAAGCGAAACTGGAGGTGAAGCGATGATTGATCCATATGAAGACTTAGCCAATGCCATAGTTTTACTAACAGTCAAGGACTATAGAAATGCGCTGAAGAAGCTGATGAAGTATCCACGCCATGAATCTGCAAAACGCACAAAAGCTGAAGTAGAGAGGTTTTTACGCTCTGATTGGTATAGAGAACTTACCACGGTAGAACCGGAGATACTTCTCCGAAAACTGAAAGAGGAGGTCAAACAATGAATGCTAAAGAATATCTTAGTAAAGCCTATCGATTGGATCAAAGAATAAACAGTAAGCTTGAGCAAGTGGCATCCCTGGAGAATATGGCTATGAACTGCACTTCGGCCATAAATGGAATGCCTAATAACCCCAGCAAATCAGTATCTCCTATGGCAGATGCTGTATGTAAGATTATAGATATTAAAAACAATTTGAACGATGATCTTGCCAAACTTCTGAAGTGCAAAATTAACATTATTGAGATCATCCAAGGTGTGAACAACATTGAATACAGGCTGATTCTAGAGAAACGCTACCTGTCATATCAGCCTTGGGAAGATATTGCTTACGACCTTGATTATTCCGTAAGCTGGGTGCTGAAGCTTCATCGTAAAGCGCTTAGAGCTGTAGATGCTGTATTGGCTGGAAGGGAGAATAAGAATGGGATGGCATGAAGCAATAGAAGACGGAATAACCATTGGTAAGGATGGTAGAGATTCCAACTGTTATTATCCACCTTGTCACATCTGCGCTACACCTGTTTATAGTTGGACATATAGCCGTGGTGTCAAGTACACCTGCAAGGACTGCAGGGCTGAACTGGTTCGGCAGGCGCGAGAAGAAGGGGAAGTGATCAGTACGGATAAGAAACAGATGAAGCTGCAAAACGCCATAAAAAGGATTTCAAAAATCACCGGCATTGAACACTACAAGGATGCCATCCATCTTGTAGAAGAGAGCCTGAATAAGACTGGGTGGTATCAGAGTACTGAAGAAATAATGGTGGCACTTGAACTTATCCGACGTAACGTTAAAGCGTTCCACCAGGTGAAAATCTTCGACTACTCTGTTGACTTCATTTTGCCTGAGATGAAAGTTGCCCTTGAGATTGATGGCAAGATTTATCATGGGAAAGACAGACAGAACTATGAGCGTATCCGAGATGAGGTCATTACCAATAAACTTGGTGAAGGTTGGGAGATGATCAGAATTACAACAGATAACATCAATAAGAATGTGACCAAACTAATCCCTGGTATCAACGCGGTGCTTAAAAGCAGAAAACTTCAAAGAAGATAGTAAAGTCCACATGAGTCCACTTGAGTGCAGTTGTTTTTTTTAGTACGCTATAATTGAGAGATAATAATGTAAACAAGCCTTCATGGGAACACCCCACGAGGGCTTTTCTTATGCCCAAAGGAGGTGAACCCATGCCATACAAACCTAAGCGTCCTTGTGCTTACCCAGGCTGCGGTCGGCTTGCAGACAGCGAGCAATACTGCGCCGAGCATAAGAAGGTGGTAACAAAACGCTACAACCAGTACCAACGAGACCCAGCATCCAACAAGCGCTACGGCAGGTCCTGGAAGCGTATCAGGGACCGCTACATCAAAGCCCATCCTCTTTGTGAGGAGTGTGATAGAAACGGACGAATTGTAGCCGCCGAAGAAGTCCACCACATTCTCCCTCTCTCCAAGGGCGGTGGCAATGAAACGAGTAACCTGATGGCCCTTTGTAAGTCATGTCACTCAAAGATAACGGCTGAGAGCGGCGACCGGTGGGGGAGGTAAAATCCCTACAACTTTTCAATTCGGACAGCGGGCTGGGGCTTCGTGTTAAAAAACGCAGATTCAAACGGGGGTATAGCCCCCACTATGTAAAGGAGGTGTGATCATTGGCAAAAGACGGTACGAACAGAGGTGGTGCTCGTGTTGGTGCAGGGGCAAAAAAGAAACCTCTGGCTGACAAAATAGCCGAAGGAAATCTTGGTGGCAGGAAACTGACGGTCATGGAGTTTTCCGATACGGCAGACCTTGAGGGACAAGAAATGCCTGAACCAAATAAAATGCTTGAAGCCATACAAAAAGATGGTAAGGCTCTGGTGGCAGGTGAAATCTACAAAGCCACATGGCAATGGCTGGATAAGCGAGGCTGTGCAGCTCTGGTTTCTCCGCAGCTCCTCGAAAGGTATGCCATGAGTGTTGCTAGGTGGATTCAGTGCGAAGAAGCCATCACAGAGTATGGCTTTCTTGCTAAACACCCCACCACTGGTAATGCCATTCAAAGTCCTTATGTATCCATGGGCCAGAACTACATGAACCAAACCAATCGTCTGTGGTTTGAGATATTCCAAATCGTAAAAGAAAACTGTACTGGCGATTACAAAGGATCAAATCCTCAGGATGATGTGATGGAAAGACTTCTTTCTGCTCGAAGGGGCAAATAAAAAATAGATGGGAGATAATGATATGAGTAAAAACTACAGAACCTCAGAAAGTGTCTGCAAGGGACATCCTGATAAGCTTTCTGATTTAATCGCAGACAGTATTTTAGATGCCTGCCTTCGCAGAGACAAAGCTTCACGTGTGGCCTGTGAGGTCATGACTACTAAAGGGAAAATCATCGTGGCGGGCGAGATCACCTGCAGCGAAAAAATTAACATCCGCCTTATCGTAAAAAATGTACTTCGTGAGGTGGGATACAGTCCTTGGAAATTTACAGTATTTGTGTTTGTACATCATCAGAGTGTTGATATTGCTGCAGGTGTAGATACAGCACTTGAAGCAAGAAATGGAATTATTAATCCGTACGGCTCCATCGGTGCTGGTGATCAAGGCACTGTTTATGGCTATGCAACCAACGAAACCCGTGAGTTGCTGCCTCTACCACTACTTCTCTCTCATAGAATCGTCAAGCGTATTGATGAATGTCGCAAGGGAAAAATCATCAAAGGCATCCTCCCCGATGGCAAAGCTCAAGTCACTGTTGAGTATGATGGGGATAAACCTATCCGCGTTAAGACTGTGGTAGTTTCTGTGCAGCACCACGAAGGTAAAACCCAAAAGCAGCTAGAATCAGATATCTTAAACAACGTGCTCTGGCAGTGCTTTGAGGATTTCCCCTTAGATGATGAAACCGAAATTCTCATCAATCCTTCAGGCAGATTTGTTGAGGGTGGTCCTGCTGCTGATACTGGACTTACTGGAAGAAAGATCATGGTGGACACCTATGGTGGTCTGGCTTCCCATGGTGGCGGCGCACTCTGCGGAAAGGATCCAACTAAGGTTGATAGAAGCGGTGCCTATATGGCCAGGTACATTGCTAAGAATATTGTTTGGAGCGGGCTTGCTGATAAATGCGAGGTCGCTATTTCTTATGCCATCGGAAAAGCAAATCCAGTTTCAGTAAATGTGACATCCTTTGGCACAGGGAAAATCAATGACGAGGATTTAAGTGAACTGGTAAAAGAGATATTTAACTTACGTCCAGCTGCCATCATTGAAAAGCTGCGTCTTCGAAATGCAATCTACTCCGATACAGCAATCTACGGACATTTCAACTCCTCACTCTTCCCTTGGGAGAACGTGGATTTCAATTTAAATTTAAGAAAGGTGGCGGAAAGATATGAAGATTGAAAAACTGAAAACTAAGCTCTTACTTCCCGCTGACTATAATCCACGTAAGGATTTAAAACCCGGGGATGCGGAATACGATAAACTCAAACGTTCCATTGAGCAGTTTGGTTATGTTGAACCAGTTATCTGGAACAAGACCACCGGCAGAGTTATAGGCGGCCACCAGAGATTGAAAGTGCTCCTGGATTTAGGAATGACCGAAGTTGAGTGTGTGGTCATCGAGGTGGATGAAGATAAAGAAAAGGCACTCAACATTGCTCTGAATAAAATCAGCGGTGACTGGGATAAGGATAAGTTAGCCCTACTCATTGCTGACCTGCAAGGCGCTGACTTTGATGTCTCCCTTACAGGCTTTGATCCTTCTGAGCTGGATGCCCTATTTAAGGATTCCCTGAAAGAAGGCATTCACGATGATGAGTTTGATGTGGATGCAGAGCTTGAAAAACCCGCCATGACAAAGCTGGGTGAC